TCAAAACTGCCCCCCGCGCAGGCGGTCAAGAAGATCGTCGCGGCTGCGAGGGCGGCTTGCGGCCGCCTCCAGCATCTGGCGGTGGATGGCATCGTTGCGCTCCAGTGTTTCAAGCCGCTCGGCAGTGCGCCCCGCGCGCTCGGCCGTGCGGCGAAGGTTGAGGATGAACAGGGCGATGGTGAGCAGGGCGAGGGCGATGGCCGCCGCCCGTCGCGCCCAAGGCCGGGTGAACAGCCCAACCGCGAGGCTTGCCCACATCAGCGCAGGCCCTTCTTCCAGTCATCGAGACGCGCCCAGACGGCCACTGCGATTCCGCCCAGCGCCAGTGCGATGAACAGCCAGCGCAGCGTGTCGAGATGCGGCACCAGCGGCAGGACAGCGCCTTGCGCCTCGGCCAGCACTTCCTGCGCAACCTCGACACCCGCCGCGCCGACTGTCGCAACGCCCGCGGCACCGGTGCCTTTCAGCGTCCGGCTTTGCGCGATGGTCTCGCGCGCGGGCGGTGTTTCCGCCGCAAACGCCACCGCCCGCACCGGAAACCGCTCGCCCCATTGCCGGGCTGGCCCCAAGTCGATATGGATGAAGCCCGAGCGCGGGTAGAAGCCGAAGCCCAGAAACCCGACCTCGCGCGCTGCCGCTTCAAACGCCACCGGATCGTGGTTCGACATGGCAATATCGAAGGCCGTGCCGTCCATATGCTTCGAGCGCGGTGCGCCGCCGACAGCGCGGTTATGCTCGGGCGAGCGATAGGCGGAACGGATGATCAGCGGCTTGCCCAGCCGGTTGCGGAGCGCCTGCAGCTTGTCCAGCGCTTCGGGGTGCAGCTTCAGCTGGCCTGTGCCACGACAGGCGATCTCTGCAGGCGAGAAGTTGCGCCAGCGCCAGAGGCTGTCGGGTACATCGCGGAAATGGCGGAAGGTGCGGATGGGGTCAGACATGGGGTCTCTCCTTTGGGTGATGGGCATGCGAAATGGGTCGCAGCCCGTTGGGGGCTGCGGTGGGGATCTGTCGGGTGTGCGGGGGGATCAGTGTACCAGTGCAGCCTTGCGCACTGGTGTGGTGAGCGCGCGCTGGGCGGTGCCGGCAGAGGGCAACAGTCAGCAGCTGTCAGTTGCCATCCCTGCGCTGGAAGGCGGCGAAGATCAGGTTGCGCATGTCGTGGATATCGCGCTCGATCCGGGCAAGGCGGTCATGATCGACGCGCCGGTCCTCATCACGCCGCTTCTCGATGCGGGCGCGTTCCTCGGCCAGTTCCTGCTCCAGCTTGTGCAGCAGCGCCTCGTTGGTAAATGCTTTGCGCGTCACGGCAGTTGCCAGCCCCGCGATGAAGGTGAACCAGACGCCAATTGCGGCTGTGATGCCATGATCGCGAAACGCCTGCAGGATCTGATCGGTCAGTGAAGAGTGCTGGCTCATCCGATTTTTGCCCCCCAGAAGCTGGTCTGTTCGGTGGCAAAGAACCCGTCATGCGCGCGGAAGAAGCCCTGCAATTCGACTGTATCGCCTGCCTCCAGCACAGCCATGCTTTGGAGCCAGAGCGCTGTGGCCTCGGAGCGATGCGTCGAGGAGCTTTCGCCATAGCTGCCGCGCAGCACGTCGGTGCCATTGATCACCAGCCGCCCGCTCATGCGTGCCGATGTGCTGGCATTGACCTTGAACATCAGCGTGGCCCCAAAAAGATAGGTGCTGTCTACTGGGGCCACGAACTGGTTGGCACTGGCATCGAAAGCGCCCTGATCATTATACTCGGTGACATTGATGCCGATCTTCGTCCAGGCACCGACGCCGACATAATTGTCGTAATTGGTGTATCCCTTGAAGCGCGGCAGGTGGGGCTGATCGAGGATTCCTGTGGCGGGGTCAGCACGCAGAGCGTCATGGAAAGTGCTGCCATTGGGCGAGACTGCGAGGCGGAATGCCTCCGAGCCGAACAGCCCCAGCAGCGCGCGGGTCGAGAAGCCGGTCTGGAACAGGAATCCCAGATCATTCGCGCTGGCCTGCTTGTTCAGGCTCTGGATCAGGCTGCCAGTTCCGCCTGCGCCCGTGGCCAGCGCGGTCCAGAGGGCTGCATTGATCTGCGCAAGGAATGGGTTGTTGGCATCGGCCGTTGCGCCAAGCCCGATGCGCGTCAGATCCTGCAGCGCGCTGGGCGTGGTGCCGATCCAACCTGCACCGTCATAGATGAGCAGCACACCTTGATCTTCGACCCATGCGCGCCATCCCACACGTGGCGGCAGGCGTAGCCAGGCCCCGTCGGTCCAGAGCGCGACATTCAGATCCCAGCCAGACCAATCACCCGTTGCACCAGAGGCAATTATATAGCGGTCCCCCTCACTTGGGCTCGCCGGAGGCGCTGTCAGATCGCGGCCCAGAACGGAAAGCTGGACCAGCCCATCCAGCAGGCGCAGGGCCTCGTTATGGGTGACATGCTTCTGGGCCTGCGCGGCCAGAATATAGGGCAGCAGCAGGTTGCTGGTGGTGTCGGACATGGAAAATCCTGTGGTTTTGGTCAGAAGAAGAGCGTGACAGTCCGCGCGACCCCGCGCCCGAGCAGGGCAGAGAGTTGCGCGATGCGGATGCTCAGCGTGTCGCAGGGACCGAGCAGCGCGCCCCAGTCGGCAATTTGTTCAGTGCTGGTGTAGACCGCACTGGTGATGCTGGTGCTCAGCGTGCGTTTCACGGATGCGCCGTCGAGGATATCGACCTCGTATGCCTCAAGCTCCTCTGCCAAAGCCACATCACCCGCGCCCCAGTTGTCAGACGCCAGAGCCCGCGACCGTCGCACCCAGCGAATTGTCAGATCGCCGGGCGTGCGCGCTCTGCGCCAGGGCTGGTCGATATGCGCAACCGAGAAAGGCCGCAGCCCGGCACCTTCCGGCGTGAAGCTGGCCGCCACATAGCTGTCATCGCTGGGCGGGCGCGCGGCGGGTCCGATGCGCCAGTTCCATGGCAGGCCCAGATCGGCCTCCGCAATCTGCAGCGCGGTCAGGCTGTCGTCCAGCACCACGACGCGCGCACCTTCCGGCGTCGGATCGCCCATCGCATGTTCGGTCCCACGCTGACCGCGCAGCAGCCGCGTCAGGTGATAGCGCCCCGGCGCGATCAGCTCGGCCGCGCCTGCCTGCACGATCTCCCACTGCCCGGCACCCGTTTCGACCGCCAGTGCATTGGCCCCGCCAAAAATCGCGATGTCGGTGACGCTTTCCAGCGTGCCCGAGAAGAGATCCACGATTAGCTCATTGCCCAGATCGAAGCGGGAGGTCGGGCCAGCATGGAAATCTGCGACCAGCACGCCCATCCGTGCCCGCCTGCTGAATGTGCTCAGCAGCTCGAACCCGTCAGTTGCGGGGCTGCGATAGACGGCCATTTCGCCGGGCCATGGCCGCGAATGGGCAGCGATCAGTGGGCGATGGGGGACAATCTCCTCGCGCAACTGGGGCAGGTCGAGAAACAGCACATCCGGCGACCCAAACACCATCGGCGTGGCCAGCGATGCGGGCCGGGGGTTGCCCGGGGGCAGATCGTAGATCGCACGGTCCTGTCGCAGGGCCTCAACGCTGCGAAACGTCGAGTCTGCCACCGAGACAAACCGCAAATCGACCTGCCGTCCGTCATGCTCGAGCGCGATCACATCGCAGGGATCGAGGGCCAGCCTTGACGGTGGAAGCCGAAACACGGCGGTTTCGCGCCCCGACCAGGCTTCCATCAGCGCGCGGCGGCAGCGGCGCTCGGCCTCTTCGGGCGGCACGGCCATGGGAAAGCTCTCAAGCGCAATGCGCGTCGTGTCCACCGTGATGCGCTGCGCCTCGACTTGCGCGGCGTCATAATCCTCATCGGCCCGCGCGACCTGCCATTTGAGCGCCTGCGGCAGTTCGGTTTCCTGCGCGCGGGTGAGTTCCAGAACTTCGGCCCCGGCTGCGCCATCGCCGCCCCCGCCGGTTCCCGCAGCGACCATATCCTCAGCGCTGACCACGGTGACGGCTGCGCGGCCACGCATAACAAAGCGAATGACACCGCCGCTCTCCACCGCATCAAAGCTGAAATGCCGCGCAAGCGTGGCGACAGAGCTGCGCGGGGATTCGAGCACGCCGATCACAAAGCCCTCGACCGCGCCCCAGAGGCCAGAGACATCGATGCGCGCTTCAGGCAGCCCAGCGCGCAGGCAAAGGTGGCGGACGAGCGCTGCGAGCGACACAGCCCCCAGCCGCCCCGTCAGCCAGTGGCCGAGCCGCCAGTTGGGCCCATCGGTCCAGACGCCGGTCAGCGCCGGGAAAAACGGATAGGGCCGCGCATCCCAAGTCCAGGCGGCGCATTCGGGGACATGCACCATGCGGTCGCCATAGACCGACGACACCGGGTTGTTGTCCGGGTCACCCCACCAGAGATAGCTGGCCTCGAGATAGGCGCGCTGGATCGCATCATCGCGCCAGCCGCGCGAGAAGTAGGGCACAAAGCTTTCCGACGACTTGGGGTCAAAGAACACATTGGGCTGGTTGGTGCCTCGATCAACCGCCGGACAGCCGAGTTCAGTGAACCAGATGGGTTTTGACTCTGGCACCCATGCGGTGGGCGTGCCGCTTTCGACCCCGCCGGGGCGGTTATAGTGCGGCTCGGACCACCAGGCGCGCAGATCCTTGTAGCGATAGACCCATGGCTTGCCGTGAGCGCCGTCAGCAATGGCCGTGCGGATTTGCGCCGCGCGATCGGCCGCACTGGCATAGAACCAGTCGAACCCTTCGCCGCCTGCAATATTGGATTGCAGATAGGCGCGGTCATGGATGGCAGGCCAGCCAGAAAGCGCGTCAGCGTGATCAAACCCGTCGCGCCAGTCCGAGAGCGGCATATAGTTGTCGATGCCGATGAAATCGATATTCGGATCGGCCCAGAGCGGGTCGAGATGGAAATAGACATCACTGCTGCCATCGCTCGGCTGGTGGCCGAAATACTCCGACCAGTCGGCAGCATAGCTGATCTTTGTACCCGCCCCGAGAATGGCGCGCACATCGGCCGCCAGATCGCGAAACGCCTGCACCGCCGGATAGGCCGACGCGCCCGAGCGGATTTGCGTGAGCCCCCGCATTTCCGTGCCGATCAGGAAGGCATCGACGCCGCCCGCCACAGCACAGAGATGCGCATAATGCAGGATCATCCGCTGCAGGCCCCAGTCACCTGCGGGGCCGGTCCAGTGCACGCTCTCGCCCAGAATGGCGAAACTGGCCGGTGTCGCGCTGCCGAAGAAGCTCGCCACCTGCGCGGCTGCACTCGCGGTCTGGTTGGCGGTCCCTGCAAATCCCGCTGCTGGCGAACAGGTGACGCGCCCCCGCCATGGAAACTTGGGCTGGCCGATATCGCTCGCATTGTCACTATAGGGATCGGGCAGCGTGTTGCCTGGTGGCACATCCATCATCAGGAAGGGATAGAAGGTCACGCGCATCCCGCGCGCTTTCAGTTCCCGGATCGCCTGCACGACGGCGAAATCCGCAGGCGTGCCACCATAGACCGGACGATCTTCGGAATCACGGCTCACCAGCTGCGCCGTCAGCCGCGTGACCCCGTTCACGGTCCAGCTGGCATTTGGGGTAGATTTGTCGCTGAATTCCACCTTGGGCCGGATCGTGCATTGGCCTGCGCGCAGATCATCGCCGAACCACGACACCACGAGGCTGACGCTTTCGACGCTCGGCACCATCGCCTGCAAGCGGTCCAGCGCCACGACCATGTCGGCTGTGTTGGTCACCGCATTGGAATTCTCGGCGCTGCTGGTGCCGCCAAGTGTCGTGTTGAAAAGCGCATTGCTGACCAGACGACCGCCTTCAACCTTGCGCACGACCTCTGTCGCATAGGTGAACTCGCCCGCTGAAGGGATCAGCGTCACCGCGCGGGTCAGCCCTTCGGCCGTGTCGGGATCAGCGAGGGGGCGGAACACTTCAAAGGTCAGCTGTGGGATGCGATTGCCGTAATCGCCGAGCGGCAGGTCTTCGAACATGACATAAGCTGTGCCGCGATAGGCGGGGGTGTTGGCGGCCCCCATCCGGGCCACCATAAAGGGATCAGGCTGCTGCGCGTCATCGCCCGGATACCAGCGCCAGGTGATGCCGGAGAGATCGAGGGGTTTGCCATCGGCCCAGATGCGCCCGATGCCGGTGATCGCCCCTTCCGAAAGGGCCACAGCGAATGACGCATAATACAGGTACTCAGTCGTCCTGACCCTTGGCCCGCCGCCCTTGCCACCGCCGCGCTGAGTCGTGGTCTTCGTCTCCTCCCGAAAATCCGTGGCCCAGATGATATTGCCGCCAATCCGCATGCGCCCATAAACACGCGGGATGACCGCGCCTTCGGTCGAGGAGGTGATGCGCAAGCTGTCAAGCCGCGCGCCCTCGATGCGTTGCGCAGGTGCCAGCGAGGAAATCAGCCAGCTGTCGATGGCCGAGCCCACTGTCGCCCCGATCATCCCGCCAATGGCCGCGCCCGACAAACCAAGAACAGCCCCGCCAAAGCCCAGACCGATGCTGGAGCCGACAGCGCCGAGGACAAGGGTTGCCATTTGTGGAGCTCACTCAGGATTGGGGTGATCGGACGTGATAGCCGGAAACAGGAGGGCAAAAGCGATGCGCCGCTGCCACGTTGATGTGAGCGGCTGTTCGATCACACCCAGCCGCTCATAAGCATGGATGAATCTGTCAGGGCCGGTCAGGATCCCGACATGTTTGGCGATGGCACGCGGCATCATCCGGAACAGGAGCAACGCGCCGGGTGGCGCATCAATCACCGGCACCTCGATCATCATCCGCCGCGCGCCTTCTGCCAGTATTTCGCGCGACCCGGTTTCGCCCCAGTCCCGGCTATAAGGCAGAATCGGGAAGGCTTCGGGCCCCACAACCTCGCGCCAGACCCCACGCGCAAGGCCGAGGCAGTCACAGCCGACCCCGCGCAAGCTCGCCTGGTCGTGGTATGGTGTGCCGAGCCATCTGCGCGCAGCCGCAATGACGCGGTCCGGATCAGCCGGTGTCACAGCACACCACCTTCATGCCCGCCATCGCGCGAGGCGTAGCGCAGAATGGTGTCTTGTCCGGGGATATGCGGGAAGCCCCGGAAATTGACAGTGTTGGCGAACTTTGCGCTGCAAGTCTCGATCCGCTTGTCGCAGCCTGCACGGATCGAGAAACCGTCGCCCTCAGTGAAAGAGCGCACAGGTGCTTCCAGCAGGGTCAGGATAGCGATGCCATCGCTGAGGTCATGCGCCAGCACCTCCGCCCGCCGCCCGGCATTGGCACCGCTGGTCCAGTCAATCGTGCCGAAGGCAAACCAACCCGCGTTGAACCCCGCCAGCCCCGCCGCCGTGAAGGCCCGGTCACGCAGCAGGTCGATGACAGCGCCGCTGCCTTTGTAGGCCGGGTCCTCCAGATCGACGCCGCAGCGCGCATCGCCCAAGCCCGCATCGCAGCCTGCCTGAAACGTCCTCCCGACAGTCTGGCCCAGCACATGCGCGAGGCTGCGCACCTCGGCGACAAAGGCCATGCGTCCGCGCCGGATTTGCCCGACTGCGCCCCGGCGCATCAGCACCCGCTGGCTGGTGTCCGCCCAGTTCACGCGCCAGAGCTCGACTTCCGCATTGTCCCAGCGCCCGTCGAGAATATCCGTCTCGGTGATGCGGTCCGAGGACAGCACGCCCTCGGCATCCTGCGCATCGACCGACAGGTCCGACCCGGCGCGGATTTCTGAGGCCGCAAAGCCGCTCTCGGGCTCAAACTCCGTGCCCTCGAACATCAATGTGCAATCATGATCGGTAAAGCCAAAGCTGACCCCATCGGCGCGCGTGATGCGCCAGCACCAGGCCAGCGTTGTCGTGCCCTCATCGAGATGGGCTTGCAGTGCAGGGTCGATTTGTTTCATCGCCGGATCTCCAGCAGGGGAATGGAGGTGATCGAGCCAAGCCGCTCGATATCGAGGGTGACGTCCAGCGTGTCGCTGTCGAAGCGGACGGGGACCTCGAATTCGAAGCCTGCGGTGATGCTGACACCTGTGGCCGGGGCGGTCCCGAATGTCACCACGCCGGTCGTGGCATCAACCGTCCAGCCACTGGCTTGTTCAACCCCGCCCAGCGCGAGGCGGACGCTGCCTGCGACCGGCTTGGTGATGGCGCGGGTCCAGGTCTGATTGCCGGAGCTGTAGCGCTTCATCAGCGCGAAACTGGTCACACTGCCATTGCCTGTGCCGATAGGCTGGTCCAGCGGCCCGGGCATCTGTGACGGTGCGCAGGATTTGTAATCCGACCAGTCCTTGAAGCGAAACCCGTGCAGACGTCCATTCCGCGCCTCGAAGAAGGCGACGACAGCGGCAAGATCATCGGCGCGTCGAATGCCATAGGCGACATCATAACGGCGGCGCGAGTTCGCCCAGCTGGCATTTCGTTCCTCGTCGCCCGAGGCCAGTTCAACGATCTGCGTGCGCCGCTCCGGCCCGCCGCGCGCACCACGGCTGATCGCGTCCGGAAACCGGACCTCGTCAAAGGACATCTGATCCTCGTCTCAGGAAGTAGGGGTTTGCTCAGGAAGCGGGTCGACTTAGGGGCGGCTATGCGGGACCTTGCGGACGTTTGGGGTTCGCAGGCGCGTGATCATGTTGCATTTCAAGGCGACCCCGATATTGTCGCAGCATGACGCAAACCCTCGCGAAAACATGGGTCTGGCGATCCACCGAAGACAGTCGCGCGGCGGGGTTGGTTTCCGTTCTGGCGGTGGCAGAAACGCTGGCCTGTGTAGCGCTCTATTGGGTGCTTTTTCTATGGTTCGGCGTGACATGGCACCATTGGCTCATCTTGATCGCCACGCCACTGGTTCTGCTGCGCTCGGAACGATCCATCGCCAAGGGTGTCGAGTGGTTTAATGCCTACATCGACCAATCCGATGAAAAGAAACCAAGTCTTATCAAGACCGTTATGATCCTTGGCCTCGCCACTGGTATGGCTGGTGGAGTCGTGTGGGTGCTGGCGACAAACTGGGTTGGTGATGAAAGCAACTGGGCCTTTTTTTGGAAGGTTATGCTGATTGGCTGGCTATCCATCATGGGGGGGCTGGCGATAGCGGGCGCCCTAGCAGGAGCGGTAGCGTTGGTGGCAGCAATAGTTTTAGCGGGAATGGTAGCTGGACCGATTTTGGTGGTGGGAGCGGCAACGTCAGCGAAAGCCGGGGCGGTATTAGCGGCGGTCTTGCTAGCGGGAGTGCTAACGGCAATCAGCCCCAGCGTTATTGTTGGCGTGTGGCTAAGGGCGACAGCCACGCGTTTTGCGGCGACTGCATGCTATCTTTGGCCGGGACTGCGTAAACTGCCCACGAACTGGCGGTTTTCGATGCTGGTTTCGGATGTTTGGCACCCTCCGGAACTGATTCCCGGGGATCCTAGATTCACCTACGGTGGGTTATTTTCATTTTCTTTGAGTAAAGTCGGCCTCTCTCAAAAATACTTCGGTCATTTGGTCATCAATTTTATCGCCTCGCTCATCTTCTTCTTGCCCGCCATGCTCTGGCGTTGGGCGATCAAATCCACCGCATGGTTTTATATTCCCTTGCTCTGGGTCCGGCGCGGGTGGCTAAGCCATGAAGGCGAAGAGCTACGCATCTGGGCGGAATCTTACAGCAGCAAGGTGATCAACTGGCTGTGGCTAATCTTTGGCGGCTTTTCCTTTGCGGCTCTCGCCATTGGGCTGTTTAGCTTCGAGAAATGGCTGGCGCTGAAAAGCACAACCGCCGAGGCTGGCGCGCCAATGGGCGTGATAGGGTTTCTGGCATCATTGGATTGGGCCGAATTGCTGACCCAACCTTGGTTATGGGCCTATATCCCATCATATGCGCTGAGCGTCGTCATTTTCTTCGCGCTCGACAGCATCGCCGCCGAAATCCGTGCGGGGGCCACGCCCGAGTCGCGCGCGGCCAGCATCGCGCGTTGGAAATGGGCGGCCAATGCGCGGGCAGTGTTGACCAATATCGGGCTTTTGCTGGCACTGTGGTATTTCCTTGGCGCAGTGGATGCAGGGGCGCAGGTGCAGGATTTCCTCGCGCGTTGGTCCTGACGAATTGTTCTGAATTCGTGAGCTCGAAAAGGGCGGGGCGACCGTCCGCTGTAGGCTCCATGTGACCATACTGCGCCGCCTTCCACCGCATTCACATGCCCCGCCGCCCGAGATTGACCGCACGGGCAATGTCTGCTGCCACTTGCGTGCGGGACTGGCGGAAGCTTTCCGCATCGCGCGCCATGATCGTGACATTCACAGTCGTGCCGCCATCCCCACTGCGTCCTCCATAGCCAGCGGCCTCTCTCCGCGAGAGCACGCGCTCGCCGCGTTGCAGGATTGCGGGTACTTCGTCAGGCTTGAGGCCCGCCCAGCCGCCGGAATGCATCCGCGGCGCACCGGCAAAGGCCATGGCAGGCACCATGCGCGCCGGGGCGGGGCCGCCCACGACACCGCCCGCATGGAAGATATTGGCGAACAGCCCACCTGCGCCGCCCAGTACGCCGGAGAGCAGCCCCGCCAGTGGGCCCAAGATAAAGCGGCGCGCCGCCAGCCGTGCCAGATCGGCGATCATTGAGGTCACCAGATCGCGGAAGTCGAGCTTGCCCTTGCGCACGAAATCGGCGACGGCGTTCTCGGCCGCCCCGAACGCGCCCACCAGCGCCTGACCGATATCCGCACCGATATCGCGCGCCTTGTCGGCATACTCGGACAGCGCGGCCGTCACCGCTTGCCAGCCAGTCAGCGCAACAGTTGCGCCAGTGGCGGTGTCCGATCCGGCCTGTCGCCCAGAAGCACCCGCGCGTCCCGCTGCTGCTTCAGCCTGATCCAGCGCCTCGGACATACGCTGCGCACCAGCTGTTGCCGCGTCCAGCGCATCTGCGCTTTCCTCGCCAGACCCGCGCACTGCTGCGAGAAGCGCAGCCATGGCCTCGCGTGCGCCGTCAAAGGCGCTGGCGAGTGTTGCATCCGCCCGCGCGCGAAATCCCTCGGCCGAACGTTCGGCCCGCATTATCCCGGCATCGAAACTCGACACCCAGGCCTGCACGCCCAGCGCGTCGATCTGGAAGCCTGCGCCGATCACATCGGCGATCTGGTTGAACCCGGGCGCGATCCGGCTCAGGAAATCCGCCCATGTCTGGCCCAAAAACCGCATCAGCCGTAGCCAGAGGGCCTCGATATCCGCGCGCATGGCGCGAAACCGGTCGCCAAAGGTCGACATCGAGGCCGCCATGCCGTCCCAGACCGCGCGCGCGACATTGCCCATCAATTCCAGCGCGGCCCCGAAGCCACCGGCGCCGGAAACAAGTCGGCCAAACTGATAGACCAGCTCGCCCGCGCCGACGATCAGCGCGCCGATGCCGGTGCGGATCAGCGCCCCGCGCAGCAGCACCAGCGCAGTCGCCAACCCGCGTACCGAAAGCGCCGCAGCGGCCAGCCCGGCCACCCAGCGCCCGGCCATGAAGGCGGCGAAGGTACCCGCGATGCTGACAAGGCGTCCGAGATTGTCAAAGAGACCCCGGATTGCCATGCCCAGCGGGCCGGTGGTGCGCGCAACAGACGCCATGGCATCGGCGACAGCTTCGAGCGCCGGCGCTGCGGCCACCGCCAGCTGGTTCGACAAGCCCCGCCAGATCAGGCCAAGGCGTGAGATGGCATCATTGGTGCGCTCGATCTGCGCGGCGTCCTGATCAGACACCACCACACCGAAATCTCGCACGTCCTGTGTGGCTTGGCGCAAGGTGGCGCTGTCGATGCGGCCAAAGACCAGTGCAGCGCGATCCCCAAACAGCTGCGAGGCCACTGCCGCGCGCTCTGCCTCGGGCACGAACTGGCCCAGCGCCTCCTGAATCGTTGCAATGCGCGCATCGAGCGGCAGGCGTTGCAGGTCTTCCGCCGAGAGGCGCAACCGGCGCAGCGCCTCGACCGCAGGTCCAGTACCAGAGGCCGCCTGCGACAGGCGTCGTGTCAGTTGCATCGTGGCCTGTTCGACCTGACCCATGGACACGCCTGCCAGATCGCCTGCGCGTTCCAGCACCTGAATGCTGGCGACAGTGGTGTCGAGCGAGGCGGCAAGCTTGGCTTGTGCATCGACAGTTTGCAGGCCGGAGCGGATCATGGCCACACCTGCTGCAGTCGCCGCCGCAACTGCCGCAGCAGCCGCCAGTTTCACCCGTCGCGAGAACGCCGCCAGCCGCCGGTTCGCCGCCTCCATCTCCGCGCTCAGCCGTCCGAAACCGCGCTTGCCAGCCTCGCCCACGCCCTCCAGTTCCGAGCGCACCTGACGCCCGCCCACAGCCGCAAGGCGGACGCTAACCCGTTTCTCCGCCATGATGTGCTTCCATCTGTTCGTTGAGCTTGAGGACCATCACGGCCTCAATCCCTGGCAGCAGTTCCGCCAGGACCAGGGGCGGCACGCCCAGCGCCTGACCCAGCGCGAGTGCCGCGGTCATGTCCCAGCCGATCACCGCACCCGGCGTGATGCGCAGCTGGCCGCCCAGACGCCCGACCAGATCCCGGACCTGCCAACCTTCCTGCGTGAGCGGGCGGTTCAGCCGCGCGGGGCAGTCCGGGCACGACCTTTCGCGGCCCTCGAAGGGCTCACAGGCTTCGCAGTAGCGCGCGCCCCCGCCGAACTCCCACTCGGCAAGGGCGCAGAGGCGTTTTTTTCCTGTTCCAGCAGCAGGCCCTTCGAGACATAGGTCAGCTGGAACGCTTCGAAGATGGGCCAGATGTCCAGAAGCGCGTCGATGGCCTCGGGGCTGGGGTCGATGGGCACACCGCCTGTATCACCGATCCCCTCCCAATCGAGCACGGCCCGCCTTGCGAGGGCTTTGGCGAAGGCCATGGCGCGGGTCTCATCCGTGGCCTCATCGGGCACGGCCTCGACCTCCGGGTCGGCGCGGGTGGCGACCATCAGCGCGGTGGTCAAGGGGCGCAGCTGCACGCGCACGCCGGGGGCGAGGTCATGCCAGCGGGGCGCATTGGTCAGATCGAGGGTGAGCATTCAATAAGCCTCCATGGCGTTGATCAGGGTGGCGGTGCACATCCGCCCGACAGTCGCATCCCGCGCAGCCTGCCAGTCGAAAGTGGCCTGCACGCCCTGCGGTCCCGCGATCTCGATGCGCGGGCGGGGCAGGTAGACGGCGTGCACGGTGAAAGTGAAGCTCTCGCCAGAGGGCAGGACATAGGCGAATTCCATGGCACAGGGGTCGCCATTGATGGCCTGCGTGACCAGCGTCTGGTCGGCGAAACGCACCTCGATCCGGCCAGTCAGCGCAGCGATGGATGGGTCTGCGCCATCAATGCGCCCATCAGCGCGGATGGTCTCGATCCGGTCGAGGTTGTTGGCATAGGTGATCTCGGCCGAGACGACATTGCCCAGATCGACGCCATTGCGCTTGATCGCGCCGTTGAAATGGCCGAAGCGCTGCAGATCGAGGGTCGCAGGGGGTGAGGCACCTGTGCCGAACGCGCTGGTGGCGGCCCCCACTGTTTCGCCCTGTGCCACCAGTCGTGCCGTTGCGGTCAGCAGGCCCGAGCGCTGCATCTGCCATGACAACTGATCCAGCACGCAACCCGAATACATCGCATAGCGCGGTACTTCCGGCATCCCGGTCTCGATCGACATGCTGGGCAGCGCCCATGCACCAGACTGGAATTGATGGGTGTAGGGCGCTGATGCCCCCGTCGTGGTCGGGTTGCCAAACGCGGCCTTCAGCCAGAAGCCGAAGGCCTGCGCGTCGATGGGGACGACGACATCGCCATCCGAGGTCACCGCATCCTTGATCGGCGGCAGCGGATCACGGCCATAGCCCAGAAGCTCGCTGTTCAGAAGCGGCTGCTCCGCCCCCAGCGTCGCGCTGGCAAAGGGCATCCGCGTGTAGCCGCTCGCGGGCGGCGTGCCATATGTCGTCTCGAACGCCAGCGCCATCTGCGCCCGCGCCCCCTGGGCTCGTGCCATGGTGTGTCCTTTCTTTACGGTGATGGCGTCAGTGCCTTGTCTGCGCCGTGATGTTTTGAAACACAGGGGACGGGCGCCCGCCCCAAGAGCAGAACACACAGGATAACCCGCATGTTCCGATTTCTCCGGCGACGATCTCGCCGCCCTTCGCCACTACGCCGCTTCAGATCCTTTGGCTCGGTCGCCATTCTGGCCTTTGCCGGGACCATGGCGCTGAACAGTTGCGATGTCCCAACATCTGTCACGACGGCGCCCGGCGCTTCAGCCTTGCCAGCGGATATCGACTTTTCAGGGCGCGTGACGCGCATTGTCGACGGCGATACCTTCTGGATCAGCGGTCAGGATGTGCGCATCCGTGTCTGGGGTCTTGATGCGCCGGAGACCAATCGCCCCGGCGGCGCTGCAGCAACCGCTGCGATGACGCGGCTGGTCTCTGGTCAGGTTCTGCACTGCCGAACGCGCGATATCGACCGTTTCGGGCGCATCGTCGGTCAGTGTTTCCTGCCTGATGGCCGCGATATCACGCGCGAAATGATCAGAAGTGGTACCGCGACCGAGTTCTGTCGGTTCTCGCTCAATTATTATGGCACCTGCTGATCTGGCCATTCACCCGAGCGGATCGGCCGTGGAATAGTGCAGCACCACCGTAATCACCGCTGCTTTCAGACTGGCCGCGCCCTCGATCGGCAGATCGACCGGGCGCGGCGCTTCCGCCTCGACCCAGTCACAAAGGCCACCCAGCGTGCGTTCGGCGGAGATTGCCGCGCCGATGCTGGCGCAAAGCGTGGCAAAGGCAGTGTCGCGATCGGCCCCTTGCACAACCGTTTCGATCTCGGCCCGGTGCTGGAAGTGGTAGCGCAGCGGTGAGAGCGTGACGCCGGGCTCGCCCGGTTCGCCATCGCGCAGGATCATGAGCCCGGCGGCAGGAACGCGCTCGGGCAGCACCTCACCGCGCAGCACCGGCACATGCGGCACCGTGCGCATCAGGTCCGCCAGGGCGGTGAGGATGGTTTCGCGAGGGGACATTAGTTTTCCTGTTTCAGGTAATGTCACACGATTGCAACCGAGGAATCGGCCGCACGTGCTCATTTCACAAGCGGCGCGTAATTCCGCCGCTTCTCCTTCAGCCTTGGAATGCTCTCAGGTCATCGCATCTAGATACTGACACCCTGCGCCGGGTCGGATTTTTGAGAGCGTTTTTGCGTCCTCAGTGACACTTCTTCCGCGCAGATCGTGTTCGAGATCATGCCTTCGATGTCCGCTGAATCGCGACCTGCCGTGGGCACGCTTCTTTTCGCTTTTGATGCGCAGGAACTCTGTCGTGTTGTCGCTGCGTTTAGAGGTTTCGAAAATAGAGACAATCAATCCATTTTTGACCCCGATGATGCAGTCGACTCGGGCCGAACGCTCCGCCGAAAGGTTCCAGTCCCCAAGGGTCGCTCGAGCAAGACGCTCCGGATCCTCGGAACCCAGCAGAGAGCCGGTATCCTGCCGGTTCAAGCTCACAAACAAGATATTCCCGCGGAACAGCGGCACGTCGGCGCGCGTCACTGGACGGTCATAGGCCTCGCTGATCTGATTTCGCGTGAGCCACAGTTTCCTATCGCCATGGCCTGATACCTTGTTGGTATCGCCAAGCAGGGGAATAAGGACGGCCTCGAGATCAAGAGCTACCTTGTCATCGAGTTCGTGTGCAACGATCAAGATCTCGACATCATTTCCAGAGTGGCGAATTTCGCGGATGCGCCCGAGCTTGTGTTCCGCCTCGTTGAGCGGTTCCTCGCCTTGGCTGCGCTCAATATGCGCATGATTGAAGCAACGGTTTCCGTTCCCCTTTCCAATGTAAAACACCCTGTCGCGCAATGACCCGCTGACGCGCGGGTCAGCCAAGGCATAGACGTATGCCTTCAACTTGGATGTCACCATTGCATTGAAATGCATGAACCCCTCCGGCTTGCGGGCACTTCTGGAAAAGGAGTTCAGATTATCTCACGTGTCAAGGCAGTTGACCCGCGAGCAAATGGATGTTGGGTGCGATCAGCAGGTTTGGTTCGCATGCACTTGGCGACAACCCTATCCCGTTCACGCGGCAACGTAGGTAACAGGTCCACCATGGCCGCCGTGCGCGTCTCGCGGGGTGTCATCCGATCTTTCCCTCCACCCATTTCGCGACAATCGCTCCCGGCAGTGCGTCCTGCGTGGCCCTTGCGTCCCGCGCCAAATCCAGCCGCTTCGGCAGTTTGACCTGTGGCACCAGCAGAAAAATCGGCACTGTGGTCACACCGCGCCCGGTTTTCGCGCGCGATGCCACAGCCCGCCCGCGCGCGTTCAGCCGGCCCTCGGCCACCAGCAGGCTCGGACCAGTGCGCCTGTAGATGAAACGCAACTGCAGGCCCGAGCGGCGTTCCCATTCGCCGGGGGTGATACGGCCACCACGCGCGGATTTCCCGGCAGCGGGTGTGGGGATCGCCAGCCAGAACCCGTTTCGCGACCGGATCAGTGGGCCGGTATCGTGGGCACCGATGATCACCGGCGCTTTCGACCAGACCACCGCCGCAGCGCTCAGGCTGGTTTTGCCCTTGGGGAACTGCTCCGACCTGATAGTGCGCGCCAACCGCTGACCCAGCCCCGCGCCAGTGATCTGCGCGCGCCAAGCGGACTTCAGGCTGTTGCCAGCCTCGCGCGTGGCAGTGGTGACGGCGCGTTCGCCAGCCTTGATTTCAGCGGCCATCATGGCGACGAGGTCAGGGGTGATATCCAGCTTCAGTTTCATGCAGGCCTCAGATTAACGGTCCAGATGAGCCGCTCGCGGTCACGGACTGGTTCGCCCTGAATGAGGAAGGCTTCGCCACTGATCTCCACGCGGTCGCCCGGACGCGGGTTCGTGACCTCGGCCACGCGCAGGTCGATGCGGGTGGTCTCGGACCAGATCCGGGTGTCACCGAAACCGGTGACCTCATCCGCGCGGCGGGTGACCACGCGGACGAGTTTCGGTGCGCCACCGTCCGCGATCCATGTGGCATCGCGGGCTATGTTCGGGTCGGCGAAGAGATTGTCGATGGCGGCGGCAAAGACCGACATGAACGCGCCCGTCAGTTCGAGCTGTGCAGGCGGATCGCGAGGCGCGGACGCTTGTTGACCGGCAGGATTGACGCCTCGGTCATGAGATCAATCCAGCGGCCCTTGGCATCCATCATCTGGCGCGCATAAAGCGGCAGACCGACCGTATTGGCTGTCTCCAGCAGGTTCGCGGGGCCGCCATAGGTGGTGAAGGTATCAAACGTGCCCAGCGGGAAGGCGATGCCCTCGCCGGTGGGGATCAGCCGCTCCGAGGTGCCGTTCGAGAGGGTGACCGAGCCGTTGTATTCCTCGAACAGGATCCCCGCGAAGGGGAAGGCGCGGCGCATGTCCTCGCGCAGCGGCTGGCCGCCGGTCGCCGAGAAGAACTTGTAGGCGTCCTCGGTCTTCGGGTGGCTTATCAGCTTGTCGAAGAACTCCGAGCTCACCAGCGCATGGGCGGTGGTCATGGTCTCGCCCTTGAGGTTGTCCTCGATCGCACGCAGCGTGGTGCGGACCTTGCCCTGGATGTTGGTGCCGGCGGTGCCGAAGACGAAATCGACCGAAATCTGATCGAGGCCGAACTCGGTGAAGTAGTTGTAGAGCGTGGTGCCCGCGCCATCCTTCACGATGCCGCGCAGCGCGTTCATCTCCATGTATTCGCGGGTCTGGGCATGCTTGCGGCGCATGAGCGTGAGCTTGCGGTTCATCACCTCGACCAGCGGATCGGCCGCGTCCGAGACGCCCAGCGCGGGCATGCCCTGGATATCGGCGGGCAGGATCACGTCGTCATGCGGGATCCACGGTAGCGCGAAGCTGCGCATGGAGCGGGCCTCGCGATTGCCGACCGTGGCCGGTGCGCCGAGCGGGACCGAGGGCAGGAGGCTCAGGACGCCTTCGCGTTGCTCGATGACGATGGAGCGCTGGGTCACGCCCTCGAAGCGGAAGAGGCCGATCTGGCCGAGGCGGGTATAGAGGTTGGGCAGGATGTTGATGGCCTGCGTCATCTCGGCGAGCGAATAGCCGCCCGCGTCAAACGGGTTGCGGGTGATGGTCATGGGGAACTCCGGGGGAAAGAGGGGCAGGGAAGAGGTGCGAGATCTCGGATCAGGCGGTGTCGCGCGGGATGATGCCCTGCGCAGCCAGCTGGCCATGTTTGGTGGCGATCTTGGCCCCGTCATCGACAGTGGCGTCAAAGACGAGGGCGGCGCGCGAGACGATTGCTGGCCCGCGCGCGACCACCACGCCGATGCCATCTGCGCCAGTGGCATCGACGGCGTAGAGCAGAACGGCGCTTGCAGTCTGGGCACCGTCCGAGCCGCCCGAGGTGGCGAGCTTGTATTTGCCGCTGGCGGTGATGCGGCCCAGCACAGCGCCGACCGGATAGGCTGTGCCCTCCAGCAGGGTGACGGTTTCGCGGGTGTAGTTGGGATTGACCTCGTATTTGAGGACATCGCCCATCGTGGCGGGCTGGTGAAGGACGGTCATGGCGGGGATCCTATGTCAGGGGTCAAAAGAAATCCCCAGCCGATGCGGCAGGGGACGACAGCCAGGCGAGTCATCTGGTCGGTGATGATCAGCCGCGCGGGTTGGCAGCAGCGCGCTTTGCAGCGGTCACAATCGGGCTTTCGGAAGATTTCGGCAGGATGGGCGAGGGCGCTGCCGCAATCACGTCCCGCGCATCAGATGCATCGGCCGCGCGTTGCAGTACCAGTTTGCGCAGGGCTTCGGGGGTGGTGCCCTCGCGGAGCGCTTTCGCGGCATCGATCGCGATGCCGAGGCGGCCTGCCTGCGCCGCGATCTCGGCGATTTCCGCCGCCGCCTCGCGCAGCTGCGCCGATAGCTCGGCCAGATTGCTCGGCTGTGGCGAGGCTGCCCGCTGCGAAGATGCTGGTGCCGGTGCTGGTTCAGAGGGTGATTCCGGCGCGGCAGCAGTTTCCGGGGCATCGCATGCGGGGGTTTCGACCACGGCGTCGGCAGCATCATCCGGCTGCGCATCGCTGACATCCTCTTGCAAAGTCTCGTCCTGGTCGGGTGCGTTGGACATGGTTGTCTCCTTTCGGGTTCGGGGGGTGATGGCATCGTTTCGTGTCGAGGGGGCCATGCGTGCGATGGCTGCAGGCGGTCTTTGCGCCAGCATCTGCCGGAAAGCGGCAAAGCCCCGCGCCAGATCGGTGACCTCGTCGGCGAGGCCAGCGGCGACAGCATCCGCTCCGCGGAAGGTCGCGGCTTCGGTCGCCAGCGCAGCCTCCTGGCTCAGGCGACCAGAGCGCCCGGCCGCGACGGTCTCCGCGAACAGGAACCGCAGCAGGTCGATCTCGCGCTGGATGTCGTCGCGCACGGCCTCGGGCAGCGGTTGATAGGGATTGCCCTCGACCTTGTGGCTGCCGGAATGGATCAGCGTGACGCGCACCCCGTCCTGATCGAGCTGCCCGCTGAGGTCGGCATGGAGCACCACGACGCCGATGCTGCCCAGCGCGCCGGTGCGCGGCAACAGGATACGATCCGCCTGGCTCGCCAGCGCATAACCCGCCGAGAAGGCATGTTCGGCAACGAAGGCCCAGACTGGCTTGGCTCCCCGGATGGCACGAATACGATCTGCGAGGTCAAAAACTCCCGCAACTTCACCGCCAAAACTGTCGATTTCCAACGCGAGGCCGCGCACCGCAGGATCGCTCGCCGCCGCCTCGATCTGGGCTGCGATCCCCTCATAGCTGGTCTGGCCCGAAGACTGGCCGATCCAGCCTCCGCGATGGATGAGCACGCCCGCGATCTCGATCACGGCAATGCCGTCGACGACCGGATAGGGCGCATCGCCGTGCAGGTGAAAGCTCTCGGCAAGGCCACCAGCCAGAATGCTGGCGCGGGCGGGCAGGGCGGCGGTGCCATCCGGCGTGGCGTCCCCATCGACCAACTCCACCCGCCGCCCGAGAATGCTGGGCCCGAGGCCCGACAGGAACGCCATGGCCTTGGAGGGTTCCACCAGCAGCGGCGTGTTGAAGGCGCGCGCGGCAATGCGGGCATGGAGCATCAGGGCTGGTCCTCGTCTGGGCGCGGGCGGTCCTCCGCGTCATCGGTTGTGTCGGTGTCGTCATGCCCCTCGGCTGGCACCGCCTGCACGCCCTGCGCGGGCGAGCCGGGGCGGCGGAAGTCGAGGCCCAGCGCCCGTTCGCGGGCACGTTCGGCGGCGATCTCCCGGTCGACCTGTTCTGCGTCATAGCCCCGCTCGGCAATGGCCTGCGTGCGCGATTTCAGCCCGGCTTCGATCTGGGCGATCTCTGCATTGGCGTCCTTGAGCGGATCGACCCAGTCCCATTTCGTGGGCAGCCAGTCGGCGGTCAGGAGCTGCGCGCGGTTGGCTTCATAGCCGGGCAGGGTGAGCGCGCCCGACAGCACGGCCGCATCCATCCATCGGGCATAGACGGGTCGGCAGAGCTGCCAGACCATCACCGAATGCTGCCAGGCCGAGACGCGGCGGCGGAATTCGATCAGCGCGAGGCGCGAGTTCGAGAAGTTGCCCTTCACCATGTCGTTGGCGATGTATGGATAGGGGATACCCAGCGCAGCCGAGATCTGCAGCAGCGTCCGGTACTGGAACGGCTCATAAGTGCCCCCGCTGTCGGCGGGCTGGCCCACAGTCACATCCTCGCCGGGATCCAGCCGCACGATCTGGCCCGGGCTGATTTCCACTCCGGCTGGTCCGTCCTCGTCCTCGGGCGGGGCAAGGGGGTTCTCCAGCGCAGGCGAGGTCACAAACATCGCATACATAGCTGCGACCTTCTTCCGGTCGAGCTCGGCATCGTCATACTGATCGAGCAGGAACAGCTTCACGATGGCCGGGGCCAGTTTGGAGACCCCGCGCAACTGGCCACCCTCGACCGGGTCGATGACATGGATGACCTCCGATGCCGGGACGCGGACGACCTCACCTGCCAGCCCCGGATCGGTGCTGTCGCCCGGATGGCGGCGCAGGAAGTGATAGGCCACGCGCCGCCCGATCCGGTCGAATTCGATGCCTTGACGAATGGCATTGCCGTTCGCTGCTGTCCCGGTCTGTTCCAGCGGCAGCATCTCAGCGGGCAACATCTGCAATTGCAGCGGCACTGTCAGCCCGTCACCCGCTCGGCGCATCCGGATCCTGAAGAACACCTCGCCCGCGATGAACACCTCACGCGCGGCGCGGCGCTGCAGCCCATAGAAATCCGTCAGCCCTTCGGCATCAGCCTCGTCGGTCCAGGCGAGCCAGAGGCGCTGCAGTTCCTCCTTGCGCGCGGCGTCCCCGATTTTCGAGATCGGCTTGATCCCGTCGCCCACCGTGTTGGCGGCCCAGCTTTCCACCGCATTCACGGCATAGCCGTTGTTGCGCACCAGCCAGCGGGCGCGGGCGGTGATGTCCGGCCCGGCAGCGGCGATCAGCGCGTTGACATGCGCCCGCGTCGCGCGGAACCCGCGTAGGCGCCGATGATGCTGGCCGGCATCGAACCCGCCGATGAAGGCCCCGAGGCGCTGACGCCAGTTCATCGCGCTGGCCATCACAGGTCCTTCACGGCGAAGGGGCGCAACACGCGCCGGCTGGTCCGTTCCAGCGCCGCGATCCGGCGCTCGATATCGGCGATGGCGGCGGCCAGCTCGGCATCCGAGCCATAGGTGATGTTCTTGCCGTCATAGCTGACCGAGCGCGTGCCGCTGTAGCGCGCGGCCAGCAGGGCGCTGTGGCGGGATTTCAGCTCGTCGAGGGTCATCAATCATTCCATGTATCGGGGCGTGCTGATCTTCCAGCCGCGCCGCCTTGGCGTCGTCATTTTCCCGGCTTGCGGGGCTGTCGGTTTCTCTGGCGCGGCATCCATTGGCACAGAGGCAGTTTCCACCCCCGCCTGCTTCTCCAGCTGCCGCCACATGCGTTCATCAAAGCGGTCCGCGCCGAGAATCCACGCTGCAGCCCGCGCATAGACGCGGGTGTCCAGCGCCTCGTTGCGCTCGCGCAGTTTCTGCCATTCCTGGCGGGCATAGCCGCGTCGGTCGCGGATCGTGACCAGCTGCTCGGCGACCAGCTGCTTGAGCCATTCGCTGTCCACCCAGTCGGGCAGGTGGATCGTGCCCGCCGATGCGGGGGCGTCTGGCTCGGAGGGCCGCTCGATCCGCAGATAGCGATAGGTCTCCGCCTTGAACGTGGCCGTGGCCACTGTCCAGAGCCGCGCCCCGCGCTTCAGCTTCCGCCCGTTCACGGTCGCATCGACATAGGTCGGCCCAGACACGGGCGTGGCCCGGTTGAAGCCTTCCAAGCCCTTCACCGGTGCCACCTGCGCAATGCCCTGCTTGCGGGACCACGCATAGACGGCGGCGGACTCATAGCCGGTGTCGATGGCGAGCTTGGCCAGCGTCATGAACGCGCCATTCTCGTGCACCCATGTCTGGCTGAGCAGCGCAGTCAGCTTCTCCCAGCAGGCCGGATCATCCGGCCCGCCCGGAATGACGATGTGATCCACCAGCCAGCTTTCCAGCCCACGGCCCCATGCCCATACATCGACCTCGATCCGGTCCTTCTGCACATCCGCCCCCGCGGTCAGGAACAGCCCGCCTGCGGGGATCTGCGCGGGGAAGGCAATGCGCCGGTCGGCCAGCCGCTGCCATTCCGGGGCCTCGCCGCTTTCGATCCAGGTCTCGCCCAGCAGCGTGTTGCGCGCCGCGCGCAGCATCTCGTCCGAGCCTTGCGCCGCCAGCCAGTCCCGCGCGATCTGCTCCCAGCTCTTCCAGCCGATCGGCGAATAGAGCGCCGAGAGGTGGAACCCGATGGCGGTCGGGTCGGCGGATACGGCGGTCGCGCGCCATTCGCCGCGCGCCAGCATCTCGGTCTTGTGGTGCTCGGCGATGGGGCGCTCGCAGCCCTCACAATGATAGGTTGCCGTTTCCGGACGTCCCTTCGCCCAGCGCAGCCGTTCGAACTGCAGCCACTGGCGATGACCACAGTGCGGGCAGGGCACGAAGAAGCGCCGCTGGTCGCTGGCCTCGAACTCCCGCTCGATCCGGCTCAGGCCCCGGATGGTCGGGGTCGAGACCATGAACACTTTGCGCCGATGCGCGAAGGTGGTGGTCCGCGCTTCGGCCAGCGTGACCGGATCGCCTTCCTCGTCGGCCGAGGCCGGGTAGGCATCGACCTCGTCGAGAAACACATAGCGCGCGGGCATCGACCGCAGGCCAGTGGCCGAGTTCGCGCCGGTCAGCACCAGGATGCCGCCCGGAAATTCCTTGGACAGCATCGAATTGCCAGCGTCGCGGGAGCGGGCAGGACTGACCCGCTCCTTCAGCGCCGGGCTGTCCTCGATCAGGGGATCGATCCGGCCGCGCGAGGTCCGCTTGGCCATCTCGACGGTCGGCAGCACGGCAAGCATGGGCCCCGGCGCGTGGTGGATCACGAAGCCGATCCAGTTGTTTCCCGCCTCGGTCGCGCCGACCTGCGCGGCCTTCATGAAGCTGATGCGCTGTGCCGGGTGGCTCGGGGACAGCGCATCCATGATGCCGCGCAGATAGGGCGTGCGCGCAGTCCGGTACCGCCCGGGTTCGGCCGAGGCGCGCGAGCTGAGCCAGCGATGCGCATCGGCCCATTCCGACACGGTGAGATCGGCGTCCGGCCGCATCCCCCGCCGCCAGGCGCGCAGGATGTCTTCCGCGCCGTCGAAGCCGAGGTCGAGGTCTTCTGTCAGGTCGCTGTCGGTCAGGCTGTGATCATTGTCTCCTTCATGCAAGCGAGACCCGGAGGTCTGCGAGGGCGTCGAGCTGCTCTCGGACATGGGTTTCCAGCACCCTCTGCAGGATCGCAGTCTCGATCGTCACGGGCACCCCCGAGGCCTTCTCCATCTCTGCGGATAATTGCGCGGCCATCAGCGCGGCGACGCGGGTGGGCCAGGTGACCCATGTATCGCGCTCCTGGCGCGCAAGGCGAAACACCAGCGTCTCGGCGCGTGCGCGGTCCACCAGCACGCCCTTCTTCTTCTGGATGGCGATCTGCTTGTCCTGCGCCATGTAAACGGTCAGCGCAGTGCGGGCCTTGATGTAGGACGATGTCTCTCCCGGCCCGCTGATCATCCCGTCGCCACCGCCGCGCGAGCGCATCTGCTGGTCCGGATCGGTCATCGCGCCGCGTCGTGCATCGGACGCTGCCGCATTGATCGAGCCATCGGCAAAGAGCACCAGCCGCCCGTTCTTCCGCGCCTTCTGCACCGCGCCGCGCGAGAGCCCGGAATGGGCGGCGTAGGCACGCTCGGACATACCTTCCATGGCTCTGCGGCGATCCTCAAGATATTGGAATTAAACGGAAATGCGCTGCTTATTCAGTTGATTACACTCCCGTATAGAGCGATTCTGTTATCAAGGAAACGGTGCATCGCGCACAACGCAAGGAGCCAAAACCATGACCATCGCCATCCCCTCCGACACGACCCGCATCTTTATTGACCGCGCCCGCTTCGTGCAGGCCATGACCACTGCCGCGCTACAGCGCCACCTCAACGACCAGAGCCTCAACGCCGAGGTCTTCGAGATGGCAGGCCGGGTTGGGATCGACTGCCTGACCATCGAGCTGGCCGATGTGGTGCCGGTCCTGAAGCAGCACGGGCTGATCTGAGCTCGCGCGCCCCTGAATCACCCGGAGCAAAGCCATGCCATCCCGCACCGAACCCACCCCGAACGCCCAGCGCGATGCCGTCATCTTTGACATCGCCCAGCGCCAGTTCCGCCTCGAGACGCTGGAAACCCGCAACCGGGATCGTCTCGATTTCCATGATGTGGCGGTCTGGGCCCTGCGCGCC